ACCGGTGATGTTGGAATAGTTTGTGCTCGCCGCGCCATAAGTGCCGCTACCTGCAGCTGCTGATTTAAGCAGTGCGATCTTGAACACATCCGCGCCGTTGGTGAAGTCGTGAAGCCCCTTCAACAGCTCAACTTTGAAGCTGGTGGGCATTGCGGTAGTGACGGTAATAGCCATATTAACTCTCCAGTAGTTTCACAAGCTCCGGGTGCCCAGCGGCGCGGAAGCGGTTGGTAAGAGTAGTGTGGTTGGATTTCACCGCTTGGCGCAAAGCCTCGACCAACACGACCCGTATTTTTTCTTTGTACGCTTCGGCCTGAGCCCTGATTGCGGGGTCAGAGCGTTGCCCTATATAAATTATCTTGTCGAGCGCCCTGTCCGCCAGCTCTTCTGGAGTAAACCCACGTCCTGAAACTGATGATGCTGTTACAATCCCAAGCTCAGCGCCTCCAATAGTGCTTATCATCCTGCTATCTTCCTCTTAACCTGTCCGTCGCGGTACGCGTCTCCGCGCAGTTTACCATCGCCTACGTTAATCAGGAGTGAAAGCGCTTGTACGTAGAGCTTTTCGTAGAAGGCTATCAATCCGGCTTCACCCTGCTGGAAGCGTATGGCTTCAACCAGTGCGCCATTGAGCAGTGCGGAATCAAACTCGTCACCCAGCCACGTTGTACCTGCGATAACAATAGACTCTGGATAGTACGAGAAGTGAATCTCGGAAGCGTAGTTAGAGTTAGGGGTCGGCCCAACAATAAACGTATTCTGGTCAAACACCGCGTAGTGCTTTGGTTGCCCGGTGTCTGTCGGGTTAGGGTAAGCCTCACGGATGAAGTTTACGTCCTTGTTAATCAAGTATGAATAGTTGTTTGACGCGTCAATGACGGCCAGCGAATACACGTACAACATCCCGGTGGGCATCGCCAAATACTTATTGCCAGATGTTAGCGAACCCGTTTGGTTCTTACGGAACGCAGGCAAATCCACTGTTGTGTAGATTTTCTGTTCCGCTTGCTGAGTGAACATGGCGAGCTGATCTGCCGTGAACGTCTGTTCGCAGATGTCTTGTATGTTGGCTGTCAGCTGAGTGTAGTTCACCTTTTACCCCTTACGCCATTGGCCCACGGGCCATTGTGCCCTTTGTAGCTGCGCCATTACCACGGGTTTTTACGCCGCTGGTTTTAACGCCGGTAGACTTGTTCACGGTATCAACTTTGTACACCGTGGGAGTCGCGGGCATCGTAACCACTTTCGGTCCTTTTGTAGTCTTCATGTTCAAGCCTCTTAAGATATAACGATTTTTACGTACCCTATTGTACCCCCAGCGTAAACCGAGCCACTAGGCTGCAGCCGCGCACGTTCTTGGGGGAACTCGTTGAAATCAGGTCTTGGGTCGCGCAACGCTTGTGGATCATCTACCGGAAACTCCCCCAGATGCAGTTGCGGTTGGTCTGGGTCCCAGCATTCAGGGCAGGCTTTAACGTGGGTGTCGACGCCCTTTACAATATTGTTCCGCAGCTCGCGCAGCTTGTACGGAAAACCGCATACGTCACACAGCGCAAGAGCTTTCTGCCCCGAAGCAAACCGGTTGCTCATGGCTACCTCGTATAAAACATACGTGGTACAAATCGTACCGGGGCTTTTTCTCTATCTTCGCCCGCAGCCAACTCAAACTGGCGCTCATACTCCGCTTGCAGCATTGGAATACGCGGCATCAACGCGGGGTCTTTCTGCGCGATGTAGTACCCAAGCCCTGCTACCAGACACGGTAGGAAACGGAAGTTGATGTCGGGGGTCTGAACCCCGCTGCCTGCGTCTTGAATGCGGCGCATACGCCAGTACTTCATTATGTAGTAGGGCTGCGCCAACGTGCCTTGATCCGGCACCGGCCATACAGTTACCGTCGGGTTTGCCTGCCCCCGGTCGATGTAAAGCTGGATGGGTCGTCCTTGAGTAAGCTTATTAGGGAGAGAAGAGTATGTAGAAACACTGATCCGGCTAATATTAAGATCAGACTGAGTACTAACATTGCCTGCCCCCGTACGAATGACATGCTCCAGCAGGTCAATGGTGTCCGCTGGAAGGGTATAGGTAGCTGTGCCTTGTACGAGGTTAATCGTGCCTTCCTCGATAGTCCACATGTTGATGCCGCGATTCTGCCACTCAATGGTGAGTAGGTTCATCGAGCGACGCGCTGTACGCAGGTCGTACCCCGAACGCATCTCACGCCCAGCACGTTCCCACGCTTCTTCAGCAATCTCGGTGAAGTCTAGGTTAAACGCCGTGGTGCCCGAAGTTGCCATAGTTAGTCTCTTACGTTACAGGTCCGCCGAACAACCAAGCATCGCAGGTTCTAGCCCCCGCGCACTTAAAGTGAAACAGCTGGCAATACCCCAAGTTTGCAGCATCGCTAACTATTTTAGCATTTTTAGTTTCTGGGGTGTCCCCCTTTCCCGCCTCATGGCCTGACAGCCCCGACTCTATACAGCCCATCATCATGGGCGTCTGGACAAATGCCGCGCAGTTACCGCAGCGGGCTGTCTTAGTTTCTTCGGGGCTTATCCCCCACATCTCGCCTAACCGGTCCCAGAAATCAGAGTTATCTTCGTCCGGATTGAGCGGCCCGTACCCATACTCTTCAATGGCGTGGTTCCTGTTTTTCAGGTTCACCTCTACATCTAGCGTAGCCACGGGGCATGAGGTCGGGTCTTTGTACCCCTTAACCAGTGCCGTTCCACGCTTGGACGTTTTTCTTTCCGCCATTACTTTTTCCTCTTCAGCGGATCAACCCGTTTAGGCGCTCCGGCTGGTTGGCCCAAGTTTTTCTTCTGGGCTATTCTGGACCTTTTCTCTGCCGCAGTCATTTCGCTCGAGGTCTTCGGCGTTTTCTCCGAGACCCGCTTGCTCGGTCTGCAGTACGGCGTGCCGCGCTTCTCGCCCTCCTGCCTACCGCAAGCTTTGCCGGTGCGAACGTCCTTCCAGTCCTCTTTGAACCAGCGACGTAGGGACGCACCTTTCTCAGTCTTGCGTACGGCCATCACCCACCTCGTTTACGGCACTTGGCAATCGCCCCTGATGCATAGGCGGATGGGAACACTTTGTACGACGCCTTCACCTTATTGTAGCAGGCGTCTTTGACGGTGCCGCCTTTTTTAAAGGCAGGTCCGGGCAGTTTCCCGGAGTCCACTGCACCCATCCCGCGACACGGCATCATGGTCAGACCATCCGACCTTTGGTGTGGCCCTTCATGCAGCAACCGTCCGCACGAGTCACGCCGCCTTTGGCGTAGCCCTTGGTCATGCCGCCGCCCATCATTTTCTTGGTACCGCAGGAACCGCCCATCGCCATTTTCTTCATTGGGCCAGAGCCTTCCATGTCCATGCGCTTACGTGGGGACATCATCTTCATATCCATCATTTCTTTGCTCCTTTGCGCTTATCAGCGCGACTGAATTCTTTGCCTACCTTCTGGGGGACACCCACTTGTTTGGCAAATTTAGGGTTATTTGCTACGGCCATCATGAACTTGCGCTGGCGTTTGGATACGGTTGGCATTACACCATCCTCCCCCTAGTTCTGCCGCGCTGACAGATACCGTCGCCGCGAACTTTACCGCCACTTGATAGCCCATTAGTTTTTTTCGTCCCCACAATCCGGTTTCTAGCTTCTTCCTGCGCTCTAAATAGGGGTTCGTTTTCGCTCGACGGCAGCCCCATCCTACGCCTTTGTTCCCCTACGGGGGTGTAGTCACTCGCGGGCAAAGGGCCTTTGGCTTTTTTTGCTACGTACTCGGCCTCGTACTCTTTCACGCGCCTCTTATGCACTTCATCTTTTGACTCTGCCATATAATCCTCTCAACAATTCCAAGCCCGCAGGCTCTTGTTTATGCGGCTATTGGGGTCATTGGCTGTCTTTGAACTCGTGTTCTTGGCCTTCATTCCGGACATTCGGGCACAGAACGACTTGCGCCGCGCTGCGTCCTTATCCGTTTTAGGCTTCGGTGCCGGAGGTTTGAGTCCGGGTTTGCCGGGGTTTGCCTTGTTGTAGCTGGCACGCCCCTTGGCATTCAAGCCACCCTTCGGGTCTTTCCCTTCCTTACGAGTCCAAGCAGGTGATTTAGCCACAGAACACCGTCACATTAGTTACTTCGGCTAGCGTCATAACAGCAAAGTCAGTGCGGTTGCTACGAGTGGTCAGAATACCCTCACCCGGTATAGTCACACTATCTGAGAACGCTGTCGCCCCGCCGGGGGTTTCAAGTTTAAGTAGCGTAGCACCGGTAGAGCTGTTGAGGTTGAAGCTCACAGACCCTGCATTAGCCGCGCTTACGAAATACAAACTCTTGATGCGAGTGCGGGGGAACGCCAAAGACCCGGTAGAACCAATCTTGACGTTACCAGCAGATGCCCCGCTAGCCGTAACACTGCTCACCACTGTGTAGAAGTTTGCAGAAGTAGCGGCGGCACCGCTTGCGCCAGTCACCACTTCGGTTGTGTTAGCCCCGGTGAGATCGCCTACTTTAATACCTACGATGGTAAACGTAATACCCGTGTCGTTTCCGGCGGATGTAATGGCTATTTTGTAGCCCGTCCCGTACGGAGAAACACTCGTAGTAAGCAGGGTCAACGCGCCCGCCCCCGCGATGGAGGCGTTTGCACGAAGAATATCGTCATCCGGAGCTGGGTTTATTGCCCAAATATCATATTGCATGACTTACTCCTTAATAAGACCCTGCAGGATCATTGCCTTTCGTGCGGCGGAGCCGACCGGTGGGAGTTCAACCGGTGCGGGTGCCTGTTCTTTTACGGCTTTTTTGGCCGGTTTTTTAACCTTTTCAGCGTCGCTCATGGCTCACCTCTTAGCGGGTCTGGGCCGCCATAATGTAGTCCAGAGTAGTGGCGCGAGTACCGCTGGCAGAACCAGAAAGACTCATGGCGGCAATTGTCAGGTTCTCATCATCCGGGATATTAGTGGTGTGCTGGGCAACCTGCTTGCCGTTGACATAGAACGTCACGCTGCCAGTGTTCAGCACGTTGAAAGAGAGC